TAAAAATTCCTCAGGGTGCGAAAATTCGTCAACGACTTCGTATTGCACGCTGTGAATCTCGTCGCTAAGATCAGCGGTTAAATTCAGATAGCTTTGCTGTGCAGGTACAAGCTCATGACATACGGAATAAACTTCGTCCTCCCAATAAGTGCAAGCCATAACCTTCCATTTACCACCTGCAAAAAATAGTGTTCCTTTATTTGCCATAGTATTTTTTTACGATTAAGCGTCTGTAAATAAATTCGATTGATGCTGTGTCTGTGGGTTGAATGTCTTTAAAATGATCAGCTTTTAACTTCATAAATCTTTTGTATTCTCTAAAATCTCCGCGCTCCATTGCCTCGTCGTAAAGTTCACTTTGCCGAATCTTAGTCGCTTTGCCGTACATCTTACTCTTTTCGTCGTCGCTTAATTCGACAAGGTTAAACTCCATGATCCAGTCGTAAAGATAAGGAGGAAGTAGCGAAGTTCGAAGGGTTGAATTACGATAAGATTCTATTTCCTGCAATTTTTCCTCTTTGCTGATCGTGTAAGGAAGTTGAACAGGTATCGGATCGGGTTCGTCCTCAAAGGCTTGATTGACAAATTTTCGATATCCTTGCATGATCTTTTCAAAGTAAGGGATTGAAAACTGGTCGTAAGGGTTAACGCTGTCGATATCTAGCTTACCCTTTACAGCTAATTTAAAAGCGACCTGAATTTCCACGCCTGCATACTTTGAATAATTTTCGCGCAGGTATTCGAGTAAAACCTTAAGCTCAAAGTTTGATGGTTGGTGTTGCTTACGAAGTCCGATCAGGATATAAATTTTCATAAGCATTTCATTCAATTCAAGGTCGCTCAATTCTCCGAGTTTTCTTTTCTTCTTCAGTTCCGAAATTTTCGACCAAGTTGTTCCAGTATTCGACACGATCAGCGTCGCGGTCGTTTGATTCTGATTTGATGGCAAAGAATCCTTTCCAGCCGTTTGCGATAGATTGCTCGATAATTTTTGAAGCTGTGTGTTCATTTCCATTTGATAAGGTTTGAAGTTGGTTTAAGGAAGTTTGTTCTGTTGAGCCTGATTTAAAAGTAAAATTAAACTGATCTTTTTTATATTTTTTCCATTCGCTCCATTTTTCTTTAAATAATTCTGAAAAATTTTGAAAATCAATACCTTTTTTATTATTAGTTTCAGTTATAGTTTCAGTTTCAGTTTCAGTTTCCATATGATTAACATATGATTTTGATATCTTTTTCACTTGTTCAGTTTTCTTACCTTTTCTATTATTAGAACGACTTTCGCTGAATCCTTTTCGCCTTTCTATTTCCTTATCCAATCTTTGATTGAAAAATTTATTTTCAGAATCCTGCGCGAATTTTTGCATTATTTCAACGTCATATGTTTTACATATGAATAACACTTGTTTTTCGGTTAAGTGTCCGTGTTGGTGTTGTGCGATTAATAACCTGAGATATTTTCCCACTTGCTCGTCGCTCATAAATTTAGTATCAGCGTCGAAGTCATTTGAATAAAAAAGGAAAGCTGGATCTTTTGCCATAGAATTAAAAAAGCCCTTCAAGAATTAAGGAGGTCGCACTCTCCAAAATTCTATCAGGGCAATAAGTTTAATAAATAGCGGTGCGACTCGCTTTTACAAAGATACTAAAACTTAATGTTATTGCAATGTCCGTAAATAAATAAATGCAAATTTTGTACTTTTTCTTTTATCTCAGGGTAAATGTAAAAATACGTTTCGCATTTCCTAAGCATGTGAATGATCGTCGTGTGATCCTTTTTTCCTAACAGTTCCCCGATTGCCTGCAAGGTTAAGCCTAACGAGGCGTCGTGGTAGAGTATCTGACAAGCTAGCATCCTTATTTCAACCATATACCTTCGCCTGTCTTTTTTTATCAGCGCGGAATAGTTGACGCGGAAATACTCGCATACTTTTTGAAGCACGTCCTCAGCTGACATAAATTTTTCCTCGATTAAGATTTGCTGTTTACAACAGCTACAAATTGGCATTGTATTTAAGTTTTAAGTATTTTTTGACGCACTGCAAAGTGTATTTTTTTCGTGCGTCGTAGGGTAAAGTATTGGCGATTTCCCAGTATTCTTTTGTTCTGATTTGCTTCCAGTCGTATGTTTCTAAAAGCAGACATAAATTAAAAAGCTCTTTGTGTACTTCAAAATTCTTATCTTTTTTTATTTGTCGATCAAAAATTTTGTTTATTTCTTCGGCTGTCATTTTTTAATTTTTTAAAATTTAGTCCGTCAAAAGCTGAACGCTTAAGTTTAAACATGTTATAATATGTTGGGTATTCAAGTATAAATAAGCGCGAATAAAAAGCAGTCATGCTGTTGCTGATCTTAAAACCTTGCTTTGCTTTTATCATTGTTTCCCACCGGATTCGCTCAATGATCATTTTGCTAGAATAGATCGACCTGTTAGCGCTTATGGCTTGCATTGTGAACGTGCAAAACATTTGATAAATTTCAGGGTTTGCTTTGTGGTAATTTATTGCGTCGTTTAATGTCATGGCTTAGGTTTTAAGTTGGTAAATAAAGTGCTAAACTTTTCGCCCCTCTCAGATATGACCAGCGCAACGGGGGAATGATTCGCGATTACGTAAACCTTTTCGCCTGCCTTCGCGTAGATCTTTTTTCTGTTGTAGCTAGTCACGTCCTCGATTAAGTATTGCCAAATCATTTTTGGATCGTACATTTTACGGAGCTTGTAGAATGTTTTGAGGGAGGGTAAATTCTAGATACTACGCCGTCCTCATTAATGACCTCAATGCCTGCGGCTGGTAATGTTTTAAGGAATGCCTCGCGCTCCTTTATTTGCTCATCTAATGAAGCCCTGCGAATGATCAGCTCGTTATGAATTTCGTCCTCGCAAAAAGTATAATCGTATTTCGTGCCTACCTCAGCGAGTTCGATCCTAGTTCCGTTTAAGGTTGTAGCACTTCCATACTTTGCGACTTCATAACGTAAATAATCAATGTACTCAGGATTGCTTTTTAGCTCCTTAATAAACAGCTCCATTTTTGCGAGCATGTCAGCAGCCTCTAGGATTCGACCGCTTTCAGTTAACGCCTGAAAACTTTCCTGCGCCATTGTTTTGATCTGACCTTTTGTGAGATCTTTTGTGATAATCGGTAGCATAAGTTTTTGATTTTAGTGATTAGGGATTGTTTCGGGTTAGGGTAGTGTGGATAAAACGAACCGAAGTTTTCAGTATGTGATTGCCAGTCCTGCATAAAGTTAAAATCTTAAATTGATTTTTTGACGTGTTCTATAGTTATAAATTTCCTCAATCAATACTTTGTATTGGTCAATGTTATTGCAGTCCTGTAATGCAGTAGGCTGAATCCTTAGCTTTTGCAGAAACTGCTCAAAATCAAATTGAGGGTTTTTAAAAATCTCGTTCATAGTTCTGATAAATGATCTCCTTTTATAACCTTCATAATATTTACCAATTTGAACCAGCTTCGACGCTATATTGTAAGCCTGTTTAAAGTTTTTGATTTTAAAATTACCGCTGTAAAATTCGTTAACGTTTTGTCCGTTCCCTAAGTCTCCGAGCAGCAGCATACATTCATTGTGACCGAATCCAAATTTATTTTTAAATTTTGAGTACTCGATGTAATGCTCATATCCTAGCTTACAATAACCTTCGAGATAATCGTCAGCGTTCCAATTTTTTGAGTTTTGGTTAAGGATGTGAACTTCCTCAAGTCCGTAACCTTTACACTCAATGTAATTAACAGGTAAGTTTAATTCTTTACAGCATTGGAATCTGTGCTGTCCGTCGATTATTTGCTTTTTTTCGTTTACGATTATAACGGTATAAAGATAATTTTCAGCCATTGAATTTTTTAACTTGTTTAAATGCAACAGGTTTAAATTCCTGTTGCCGTCAATAGGGCTGAATAAAGAAAAATCTTTGGTTGTTTTTATTTGTATTGGTTGCATAGTTTTAAGTTTTATTTGTTTAGTAATTTTTCAACGTCCTTAGATATCTTATATTTTTCTTTGATCTTGTCAATAGTGCCTCCGTTCTGAATGTAAGCTAAAGCGGATTTGAACTGCTCAGTTCCTGCATTTAACCAAGGCTTATCGTCAGGGTTTGACCTTCCATGAGTGGCGAGGTTTGCGTCGTCGTCCTCGTCAATGTTTAGGCAAAGGATTGAAGCTATTGCATAACGGCGTTGATAGGTTATTGCAGAACCTCGACCTTGTGGATCGTCCTTTGCTGGTCTCATTTGATATTCTGCGCTTATCCATTCGCCTGAGCTGTGCATTAATATCGTAGTAAGTCCATTCTCGCCGCTAGGGAACTGAGCGAGGGAAAGATCGCACTCGATCAATGGCTCGTTAATTGCGTCCAGGATATTTGGAAGCGAGGCGTAAGATGATTTGAAAAAAGGATTTTTCGCGTCCTTTTTAATCGTGTCAACTTTGACGTGAAACAAAGCGAGAGCCTTCGCGATGTTTTTGATTGAATCAGATTTTTGCATACTTCAAAAGGTTGTTTAAGGTTTCAGAATAAGTGTCGTTGAATTCGTCCTGTGTGCATGGATTCCAATTTTCTAGAATCTCCGCAAGCGTTGTCTTGTAGTACATTTCGCCCTCGTCGTAGGCAACAAGTAAACATCTGTTTGCTTTGATTATGTAGGTGTCAGCAATAAGGGCAACGGCATTGGTGTAAGGTTGTTTGTAGTAGTTCATGATTAAGGTTTAAAGTAGGTTAAATAAATGATCAGCAAATAAAGCTAGCAGGATTCCAATAGTAACTGTTACAGCGTCATGCGTCCTCGCGTTGGTCGTAGTCGAATTGACGCTTTTGTTCTTTGTAGATTTCATTCCAGTCGATTTCATAAATAAAGTTTAAGTTGGATAAATAATTTAGTGTGTCTGTGTAGTCAATTTTGTTGAAGCAAACTTCGATAATTTCGATAGTGTCCTCTTTTGGATCGTAGTCAACAACGATATCGACTTCGTCCGCGTCTGTGCTAATTTGATGATGCAGCGTCATAAAGTTTGTTAGAAAGGTTAAGTAATTCGGTTCTGAGTTTGTTAGCTCCGATCTTGTCTACCATGTGAGTAGGCAGGTAAATAACGACCGATCTTTTTTTCAATTCGGCAGGTAATTTTTTTCTGCCTTGTTTTGTTTGTTCCATTTGTTTTGTTTTTGGTTTAAAAATTATAAGTAACACTCTTTCAAAATTTCAATATCAGTATTTACAAACCAGTTTCTTTCATTTCTATTCATTTGCCCAACTTTGTAAAAATATTCAGCAGCCTCTCTTATTCCTGTCAATTCCATTCCTAATTTTAATCTATCAGCCATAATTTTTTCTAAATTAAATGGAGTATAAATCCCTTTGAAAATCTGATGGTATTTTAATGTTTCTTTTTTCATGGCTTTAAGTTTTTCGTTTTGTTTCACAAAGATAAGGGATGTTTTTTATTTTCCAAAACTTTTTTTATTTTTTTTAAAAGTTTTTTTTGTGCGTTGATCAGCCGCACCCCTGAGTATTTTAAAAAATATATCCAACTTCAATCATTTTGTATAATTTTTCCAAATGCGCCTCCCATTTTGCAATTTTATCATGATATCTTAAATCGTAAGAAATTTTATTTTCTTTCTGTATTAAGTTCATTGTTTCAATCATTGCAGCAAAAATTTTGTTTCTGTCTTCGTTTGAAAGGGTTTGTTTTTGAGTTGTCATTGTTTTAGGTTTTTTGGTTTTGTTTCACAAAGATAATATCCTTTTATTCATTTCTCCAAATTTTTTTTAAACTTTTTTTTAAAATAATTTTCATTCAGCAGTTAATCTATTGAAAAACAATAAGTTACGGACAAAAATAATTTTATAAAAAAACCCCTAACGTAGAAACGTCAGGGGGTAACTTATGCAAAAATGAAAAACAAACCCTAATCTTCAGCGTCCTCCTCGAATAACTCGTCGTACATTTCGGAGACGCAAATATCAATTATTTTGATGCACTTCTTTTTGATCCTTTTAACCCTTAGCTCGTCAGCTTTATTCATGATCATTGGATCAAGCTCAGCCATTGACGACAAAGCAGAACACGCCGACTGAATATATTCAGCCGTCGTAGTGAAAACGATTTCCCCTTGCAGTTCCTCGTCACTCATAGCGTTTTCCCTTTATAGATTCGTTTGTTATGAAATTTGTAATCAATTCCGTTCTCATCCATTTCAACCCATGCAAAGCCATGATTCCATTTATTGAGTGGCATGTAGGAAGGATTAAGCTCAGACAAGCAACCAACGCTCCAGGTCGTAGTTATATTCCCGTTCATGTCAGTCTCAGTGTGTTCGCTGGTTTGATGATTGTGACCTTGAAACGCTGAAGTTTTCCCCTTCATATAAAGTCCGCGCGCGATGTTTACAGGACTGAATGCGCCAAAGTATTCGTGTCCATGAATGCCGTTAAGTCCGTTGAGCTTCATGTATTGGTTGCTCTCAATCATTTGAACGCCGCGCTCGCGTGCTTTGATCAGGTTTGAAAATTCAAAGTCCTCGATTCCTGCGAGTTCGCCTGCTTTCATAAATAGAAACTGCTGATATCTTGCCTCATGATTTCCGATCTTGAAATAAATTTTACATTTCAAAATCTCATCAAGCCGCTCAAAGAAAACTTTTAAGGTATCAAGTTCAAATTTAAAGTCGCGTTTCTTAGGATCTTTGACAAAGCGCGAAAGTTGATGGCAGTCGATCGTATCTCCATTTAACAGAACCGCGTCCACCTGTTCCTTTTTAAGTACGGTTAACGCCTCCGTTAGCGCGTCTAAATTGTGGTAAGGTAAATGAATGTCTGATAAGATCCCGACTTTATTATGATGTGGAAACACAAAAGGCTTGTATTCTACCTCGTCAGATACTGGCAGGTTGTAAGGATTGCGAGGACGATCCTCAGTCAAATAAGTTTCTGCATATTTTTCCTGATATCTTTCCCGATCTCGTTTTCCTTTTTTTCCCTCTATTGTGCGCAGGAAAGTCCTAGCGTCCTCAACGTCGCGGAATAAAAGATTATGATCCGCGTACATTATCCGCGCGAGTTTAAGCGTTGGCATATCAGGAAACTCAATCCTGTACTGTTTTGCTAGTTCTGTCTTATTCATAAAAGTAAAGATTTGCTTCTGCATCCCTGCGACGCGTTAACCCTTTTAACTCTACCAGCTTACCTCCTACGCGAGCCTTATTCCATTTCATAAATTCAGCGCGGATAGTACTGTCAATCGGATTCATAGCTACCTTATTTCTTAAAGTAGAACGATTGAAAGCACCAATTCCTAGATTGTAAATGAATGAACAAAGCGCGTCAAACTGGTTTTGATTTATGTTCAAACCAGTCAAAGCCTTTGACATTTTTTCAATATCCTTTAAAAGCAATTTTTCTGCGCCGTCCATACTGATTATTTCCCCTAGCTTAACCTTTTGTCCATTTCCCCAAGTCGTTGATCCGTAGCCGATCGTAGGTACTCCAGCAGGGCATATGTAAGCGTCCTTTCTAAAACCTTCAAACTGCTTAATTAAATTAACAGCGTTTTGACTAGGTTTCATTTTTTAAAAATTAAGATTAATAAAATAATGACTAGCAAATGAAGCAACCCAATAAGCCACCAATTCATTATCTGAGCCTTACGCTCTAGCTTTTCAGCTTTTAATCGGTAGGCTTTTGAGTTCGCACTATCTACAACCCTGACGAGCTTTTCAACTGGCTTATATTTTGTAACGATTTCCTTTGCCTTTATAAGCCTATTTTGGACGATTGTGTCCGTTGTGTTTACTATTAAGGTGTCAACTGCCCTAATAAACTCAAAGCGTACAGAATCGTTTAATATTTCTTTGTAGATCGTGTCCGCTGTTATTGGGAATAATTGCGCAAATTTCTCAGCCACTACCTGAGGCTGTTTACGATTTGCCTTGTCGATATGCTTAGCCGCTTTTTTTTCAGTATAGCAGGAAGCAATTAGCGACAACAAAAATAAAATTGTTAATGTATTTCTCATATCTTTGCATCGCGTTCATAATTAAGTTTTAAGGTTTGGGATAAAGCGAAGGGAGTTTCCACTCCCTTTTTTTTATTCCTTTCCTAAAAATTCGCCCTTTGAATTAGTGAGCAGATTTTTCATAAGGTAAGCGAGTCCGCTAGTTAAGGCTGTCAATCCGATTGCTTTCCAGTCAAACGTCAATGATCCTGCGCTGACCGTATTGTAAGCAATAGTCAAAACAGAAGTTAAAACCGTAACGATTAAACCTTTTGCGAGATCCTCAATGTTCAAGTTAAAAATTGTACTCATTTTGATTTGATTTGATTTATTTGAATTTCCAAAGCGTTTATTTTCTGCTCCAAATATGAAAGGCGAAGCTCAGTCAGTTTATTATTTGATTCAGTCGATTGTGCGATCTTGTCAATTTTTGCAACTAGACTGTAATAAATTCCGATAATAGTGGAACAAATTACCACCGTTGAAACTAGTACGGACTTAAATGTCCCTATTGTCATTCCCTTAATTTGCTGATTCTCGAAAGCTGTCATTAGTCGAAGTTTATATCTTTTTCAAATAATGGTGAATAAGTAAGAATGTGAGTATCAATTACGCTGTCATCCGCGCCCCACTGTTGAAGTACTGAGTTCGGAATTTCCATTGTAAAACTTTCGTCTCTGTTTTGTGATCCTCCATTTTGATCTACAAATAAAAGCTCACATTGAGCGGTCGCGATCTCCTGCTTTCTTGTCAATGTAATAGACCAAAAAATAGCGTTAACCTTTTTTTCTTGTAAATTCCCGACGTTAATTTCTTTGATTCGTAACATGGTTTAATAAATTGAAGTGAATACTACAGGCGCGACGTTTGTCAAAGTTGATAATGCGACTGAGGTGTGAAGATTATTCCTGCTTACAGCGTTTCCCGCTATTTTAAAATCGTTTGTAAAATCAAAGGCATGTATTGCTCCACTAGGTAACTGAACGCCAGCTCCTAACTGAGGAACTGTTCCAGGTGTTGTTGTCCAATTAGATAAAAAAGAGATCATATAAAAGCCTTCAGTAGCATAGTAAGGGATAACAAAATCCTTATTTTGGAAAGTGTTTGAAGTACCCTTCCAGATATTCGCATCGTTTGCAGTTGAATCGACAAGCGTAGCAGTTCCACCGCTTAAAGTATAAAGCGCGAAGCCGTTGTAATTATCGCCTGTGTAGTTCCCCTGAATTCTTTGATACCACCTCACGCCTTTCAATGTATCAGGATTCGCTAAATAAAAAATATAAAAGTATTGCGCGCCGTCTGAAATTGCTAACCCTGATGACATACCTTCTAAAGTAAATCCTGGAGGCGTCATTGCTTTTAAACTGCTACCCATTCTACGGTATAAGTCAACGATGCTTATTTCTCGTACATTGATTCGTCTTGAAAGCGAAGCTGTGTCTGCTTCACGTAGATAAGGCGCGAGCATTGCAGTCGTGTCCGAATATCTCACGCGCTGGTCAATACGTGCGCTTAATTTGGTGGTGTCAACAAGATTGTAAATTGATTGAGCCTTCCAAAGTTTATTGGTAGAATCAAAATAAAAAACAGCGTCTTGTCTTTCATTATTTACAAGAACGTTGTGAAGTTCGCCTAGTTCATAGCCGTTCTGCGGCTTCACGTATATCTGACCATTACCAGCGTTCGCTCGCTCCACGACGCCAACAAAAACCCCATGTTTCGGAGCAACTGGTTTTATCTTTGTCATTTGACCGGCGATTGAATCGAGCCACAAAATGTCGCCAGATGAATAAGCCGCTGTGTTTAATTTTTCAACAACGCCCTGAGTAATTACGATTCCAGACGCACCTGCTGCAATATCATTCTTAACAATGCCCAAAGTTTTCGAGCTGAATGTGTCGCTTGTATTTTTTGCAAGTTTTACGGACGCTAGATCGCCAGTTGCACCGAAAAGAAAAACCACTTGCCCCTTCGTGATGGTAAAGGATTCGGCGTTTCTTACCGTAGCCTTAACGACAGCGGCTGTATCGTTTCCTGTTGAATCTTTAAACTGATATACTTCCGTTCCGTTCCGATAAGCGAAGACAGAATCCGAACGACGCTTCACGGAATCCACCTTCAGATTGATTCGGTTTGAAAGTGTAGCCGTGTCGACTTTCCTCAAATATGGCGCAAGCATCGAAGCGGTGTCTGTGTATTTTACACGCGCGTCAATTCGTGTTGAAAGCGAAGTAGTATCAGTTGATCCACCGCCACCGCTTACCTGTGACCAGCTTAACGTTTTAGGGTTGTAAGTATAAAAACGATTGTTACAGGAATCAAAAGCTATTGCTCCCGATTTGCTCGCAAACTGAACGCTTTTCAAAGTAGGCACGCCGCAAACCGTAGGGATCTGCAACGTTGAATCAAACTTCATGCGCGGAGCTTGATACCCGTACTGAGGCATAAGCTGGTACACCTGACTAAAAGTGTCCTGACAAAAAATGACAAGACAAAAAATAACTAGAATTTTTATGTAGGGAAGTCGCATTTTCCAAATTTACCTGTTAATGAAATATTTAAAGTCATTGAAACGCCTGAGAGATAGTCCTCGAATTTTTCGCTGATTCCCTCCCAACTTACGGAAGCATCTAACGAAATAGTTTGATCGTTTCTCAAAGCCGAAATAATATCGTTCGCGATCATTAACTGATCATTGATAACCTGCTGCTCAAACTCGCCCTCTACGCCTGACTTATCCAAAAACCAAAAGGTAATTGAATAAACAATTTCACGCCCTGCGTTTAGCTGTCCGTTATTTACAACGAATGAAGCAACAGGCATGACGGGCATTTCAACCCAACCGAGCCACTCCGTTGGACTTGCAAACCTTGTCGTTTTTATTATCGGGTTGCTTTCCAGTAGGTCGGTTATCTTTTGAACTATCTGATTGTATGTCATAAAATTTTGCTCTTACTTTGTCGATGTATTCCTTTTTGTATCCTTTACTCATATTTATCGATATTGGAAAATAAATTTTTCATTTGCGGTAGTAAGGTCGCCCGTTGGTAGTGTAATTACCCCGTTCACAATTTGCAAAAATTCGGTGTCAGCCGTTGGTGCGTTAGTTATATTTTTGACAAGTCCAGAACGAACAGCCAAAAGAATAGTGCGCCCGATAAGCGTTGAAATTGTGAAAGTACTCAATCCTGCTGCCGCTGTGTAGGTCAAATAATTAGGAGCTGCGTAGCCGCTTGTACTATTGTTGTATCGAGGGTAACGCATACCGTCACGATCACCCAAATATATAGGACAGTTGTAACCTTTTTCCTCGGGGAAAATAACATCGAAGCCTGATCCTGTGTTAAAGTACTCATAGTATAAAGTATAATTTTCCTGAAGGTATTTAATCATGCGCGTCTTATAAAACTCAGCCATTCCTAAATACTTCGATTCGAGCAGCTCCAAATCAGCGCGCGAAGGTGTGTTACTTTCCTCGCTTGTCTTTTGCAAAAATCCCTTACTAAATAACTGAAAACCCATAGTCATCGGAAGCATGCTCATAGTATACCACACAAGCGCGTCCGTCAAATAATCATTGATTAACGTTTCCTCGTCAGGTGTTAAATTATCCCCTTCAACGCCTAGCTGTAAACGCTTGTAAAGCTGTGATCCCAAAGCAGGCTGAATGTGAATATCTCCAGCAGCTTTGATCATTGGAAATAATTGCTTAGCGTCGATCTGATTCGAAGCTCCAGTCCTTTCTTTAAAGGTCTGCTCAGTTATAAAGATTATGTTCTTACTCATTTTCTTTTGTATAGTTTAGATACCCAACGATGTCTGCAATACTCACGCGGTTCGTCAGTACGAGGGTTTGTATACCAACCGCCGCGACGCTCCCAAACTGAATAACCAACACGCGCCGAAATTGATTCGATGTCCGAACGTGACCAAGTTTTAGTCTGTGACATTTCCATTAATACCTTACAAAATTCACGACTCGTAACAGAATCCTTATCACTAAATCCTGGCATCCATTCGTATTTGTAACGGATAAAAAGTTCAGTTACTTTAGACTTTTTTCCTGCGAGTTCGCTCAATGGTTTAAGCACCTCAAAAACAGGTGTTTCGTTTATTGCGCTTGCAGTAGTTTTAAGGATTCCGCCTTCGATAAAATCGTCAATGATATTCTGTACTAATTCCTGATCTAACTTCAACGATCTAGCAATTACCGGAACGGTTATATTTTTATCTTTTTGAATCAAGTCCAAAACGTTTGCCTGAGCTTGATTAAGTTCGTCCGCAAACTTACCGCGCTGATATTTTACTTCCTCAAAGTCACTTGCTCCGCATTCGCTAAATTCCTGTATCAATCGAGCGTCCTCGTCCATGCTGAACTTTTGTATTTCGTCCTCAGTCAAAGGATCGTCGTCGATTCCTAAAAACGTGTTAACGTCCGCGTCAGTAAAGCCAAAGCCATTTTTCAACATAAGTGAAGCCTGCGCTTTTGATAGTTTGCCGTTCCCGAACTGCCTAACAATTCGCATGACGTTTTGATATTGACGCCCTGTTAAGTTACGAATAGCATCATTTGCCTGTGCCTTAATCTCAGCCTCAGGAAGTGCTTTTTGTCCGTCTGCTGTTATTTCATTACGCTGCAAAGGTTCGCGTCCCATTAAGGCGCGTATTTCGTCCTGTGTTAAGTTCTGAGCCATAATACCCTCAGTAAACTCAAACTTCAAAGGTTCAACAGCTTGGATCGTAAATTCTCCAACCTCGCCTTTTAAATTTCTTAACTGAGTGAACATTTCGTTAAACTCAGCTTGGCGTTCCTGTACGTATGTATTGTTAAAAATCTCGTAAGCATCGCGGATCTCGCTTCTACTTCCTAGCTGCCCCTCCGTTTTGATGCCCATAAGCGCAGGAGAAACGATCTGATGACACGCGAAAATTTCCTGCTGAATCAGGTTATTGATGTTCGTAAAATCCTCCTTTGTCAGCATCGTCGTTCCTAGGTTCTGAATATCCGCGCTGTTTTCTCGCGAAGGATTGAACATAATAACGACACGCTTTCCGTCGTGTCCTGTAAACTTTTTCAATAAGCTCCTTTCAACTTCGCCTTGCTTTTCCTCGTGAGGCATTCCGTTGTTGAGATTAATCAAAGTCGAACCAACAAAACCCTGCTTCGCGTTTCCTAAAATATGGCGACTTACTTCGATGTCTGACTCAATGTAATTCAAGCCCTGAAAATATGAAGGCAGCGGATAAACTTCGGACGTGCTGTTGTATTCCTTAACGTATAAAATTTGACTTCCGTATTTCTCATTGGTGTTAAACGCTGGATATTCGCGAGGCTTTTCTTTATAATCTAGCCAGTCGTTTTTAACGTAGTAGGTAGATAGATCTTTGCTCACTCGAACCTTTGCGAAGTCGATATGGTAAACCTCCGCGATCTGTCCAATACGATTCCAAATTACCTGCAAAAAATAACCGCGAAAAAGCTCGTCGTCCTTAATGCACTTTTTCATTATAGCGTTCCACGATTCGCCGCGCGAGTTCGCTAGTCCTGAATCCTCAAAACCTTTGCCATAAATGTAAGTAACCTTACTTTTTACAATAGCGCCGTGCTTAGGCGACTCATTGTAAAGATCAATCAGATATTTTGGGTAGTTGTTCAGTTCGCCAAATTCAACCCAACCTTTGCCCTTTTTTTCCTCAAAGCGAGGTTGAACAGCTCGGTCAAATTTTAGAACTATGTGCTTATAGTTATTGTCCATTGTAAACCTTAAAGGTGTTATTTTGTTCGTCGTATTTAGTAGGAGCGTATTCTGTCTGAGGGTAAAGATACATTAAACCACTTTCACAAATTGGCAAAGTAGGATATTGATCTTCCTCAGCAACTGGATAAATTTCATAAGTCCAGAATCCCTCAGGATAATCGTCAAAATATAGGCTTGTCGCTACGTTTGTCGTTCCGTATCGTTCAGTAAACTTTGCATCCTCAAGCCACATTTCAACCTCGTCCAAAGTTGTACGATTCGTAAACTTAAAATAGTAAAAATTAGGAACGCTGGAAACGTTTAGATTTCCAGTGAAATAAATTTGCTCAGAAATTTCTCCTTTTGTTAATACTATCATGACTTAAAAAACCCCGACTTTTAATCGGTCGGGGTTCTCAAATTTAGTTTATTATTTACTAAGTTCCTGGTGTTTCCAAAGCAGCTGCAACGGTTGACGATACGATAAGGAAGTCATCACGCTCTACTGAGCTGAATGTCAATACTGATCCGTTACGATCTCCCGCTGCTGTTCCTGATCCGCTTTCAGCAGTATCTAAAAACATACCAAACTCTTTTCCATAGAGTCTGAAGCTCCCGTCCATCTCCTTGGTACAGATCGTTACGCGATTCTTAGCGAGTGTCTGAATGATGTTACGAACACTTGCAGAACGTGCATTGATTGGGAAGCTAACTTGATGTGTGTAAAAGATAGTTCCGTTCTCCTGCGATCCTGTCAAAGCGTTTGAGCTTGATGCAGTAGCGCGAGGAACTTCAAATTTCCAAAAACGTTTTCCGCTTGCTTTTGTCATTGCAGTAACTGTTCCGCTTACGTCAGTTACGCGGCTGTTTCCTGATGCGTCGTAAAGCGCGGAGTTCTCAATAATATAAACTGCTTCGATACCGCCGACTGCTTCGCGGCAGTCAATTGTGTAACCTGATGTTATTGCGCAAGGCATAGTGATTAGAGTTTAAAAAAAAAGGCGGTGTTTATTGCACCACCCTTTTTTGATTTATGAATTTAATTAGATAGCAGATTTAAACTTCACGCATTCGTTAGTGAAGGCTACGTTTACTCCTATTTTGAAAGCAACTTTACTTCGTATTTCCTGATTATCCAAGCTGAACCATACATTATAGTTAGTATACTCATCTTCCAAATCTACTGCTAAAACCATGTTTGACAAGCTGATAGCGTAAGCGTCGCCTGTTCCGTTCAAACCATGTACAGCGATAACCTCGATCGCAGTGCCTGGAAGGATGAAGCTGTTAGCGTTAGCGTCCTGAGGATTGTAAGCGAACAGATTCAAAGCGCGATAAGCCATGATTAGCAAACGATACCAGTCATATCCTACGAAAATTTTAACGTCTCCTTTTCCGATTACTGCTGCAGGGATTGCTTTGTAAATTCCTTCAGTTGCAGCAACAACGTTAGACTGAGTAATGGTTGCGATTGCAGAACCGCTCACTCCTGTGAATCCTGAAACGTTTGCGTCAACTGGAGAACCTGCATCGATCAACTTCATAAGTCCGTCGAACTTATTTGTATTCGCTGTGCTTCCTGTTGTTTCACCTTGCCAGATCGCAGTCTCTAACTGTGCAGCGATACGAGCGTTTTTCTTAGCTAAGTAAGCGTCCAAAAATTCAGTATTTCCAAAATCCTCATAATTTGAACCAGCCTTCAAAGCCTCCTGAGTAAAGTAAGTTTCAAAGTTCTTAGGGCAAATGGTTTCAGATACCTGAATCTTACCAACGGTAACAGTACGCTGAGTGAAGGTAGTAGTTCCTGAAGGGTTGTAACCGCAGCCGTCAGTCTGAAAAGCCGCGTCTGTGTCCATTAAAGGAATCGCTGCGCTAGATTTTACTCCAGTCAAAACGATACCCTGATCCATGATTAATTGCTGAGTCTTCGCGCCGATAACCGCTGAGGTCAAAAGCGGACGAACTCTTTCTGAAGTATAAGCTGTTAAGCCTGTGAGGTCGAGTGCCATTGTGTTTGTGTTTGTATTTAATTAAGAAAATAAAATGTCGTAAGATTTTTGTTTTTGTTCGTTGAAGCTAGATGCACCTTTTACAACTGGATCAGCTGCACCGGTAGGAGCTTCAGCCAAAGTTTTAGTTAAGTTCAATAAGCCTTCAATAACTTGATTAGCCTTATTCAACTTGCTTTCATAGTCAGCAAAACGTGTTTCGTAAGCTGCAAATTTTGACTCGTAAGCTGAAAACTTTTCGTTGGTTGCAGATTCGAACGCGCTAAATTTAGCGGTCATATCGGCAGGGACTTCGATCTCGATTTCTGTTTCTGCTTTTGGCTTGATCTCCATGATCGCGCCGTTCTCGCCTAAAACGATAACAGTTCCGTCCTCGAGTGTGTGTTCGCCTACGGGAGCAGGTACGCCGTCAATGGTAACGATACCACCAACAGCAAGCTCGGTAACTTGTACCTTAGTTCCGTCTTGTAATGTTGCTTCAATCATTTGAATTGGTTGTGCAGGGGTATTCATAGAATTAAATACTTCCCTTAGTTTTTCGATTACTTCGATTGCTTTCATATTGTATTATATTTTTAGTTTGTAATTTTGACACTTAAAAGCTCAGCTATCTTTTTCAAGGCGTTTTCCTCGGCTGTCATAGGCTGATCGTACTCGAACATTCCTTCAACAGAAAATCCTTTGTACTCGCCACGTTTTACAGCGTTCCAAACGTCATTATTTTCAACATAGAATGAAGCGAACCAGCTGCCGTCTGCAACCCCTTCAAAGCCTTTCATAGGCATAATGCCGCGCTCCTTATCCACAAGCCAACTCTCAAACATAGTAACCCCTTTTACCTTTTGGTTCGGATCGTGCATCAAGTTGACGCGGTTATTATATTTTCTTTTCGCGAACTTTATAGCAATAGCCTTAATCGTATCGGCTGAGAATTTTACATAATGCTCGCCGATCTTTTCGTTATTCCTGTAAATGAGTTCGTCAGCTAGCATCATTGGACCAGATATTATCCGCTTTTCCTCATTCATTATTTTGAACGACATTTTATCCTTGTCGATCTGAGCGAGTTTACGAGTTGCCCACTCTACGCCTGCATCCCCACCCCACGCCAGCCACATTAAGCGTCCGCATCCGTCGCCTAGTTCTTTCTGTGAGTTTTGTCTGTGACGCTCAAACGCTGCCATTCGTGCGATCGTGTCGCGGCTTATTGGTTCGCCGTTTGCGAGTTGGTTCGCGCGAATTTTCCCGACGGGCGTTCCACAACTACCCCAGCCGTTTTTTTCTGCATATCTTAAAGCAGCCTTTGCATTTTCTGACGCTGCTTTCGGATAGTCGGTATAAGATTCAAACTGCATTGCGTAGGAATCAGCAAAGGATTTAATTTTTTCGATATGCGCCTCCATGTAGCTCACATCGTGAACCATTCCGATTAGCTTGTCTATTTCCTGCATCAAGTCGTAAAAATCGTCTAACAAAATAACAGCCTCGGAAACTTGATCAGGTGTAGCCTTTTGTAGATCAATAACATTTTTCTCGATACGAAAAATTGAGTCAGCTATCTGAGCAGCGGAGCGGATCATTCCTTGCTCGTCTATCCCTACATTCATTTCCACTAAATGTTTGAAGGTAGCCGTAGCCATTGGACACATATAAAAATGCGTAGGCTTATATCCGTAAATATCCATAACAGAAAAATGCTGCTCCCAAATTGAGTAACAAATCGCTGCCGCTTGTTCCTGATCTTTGCCCTCAGAAACTACGTAAGAAATACAGCGCGGAATAAAGTCCGTTTCGTGTTCGCCTTTTGACGGCTCGATAAAATTAAAGGCTAAAAAATCCTTTTGAATGGCAGGCGCGTCAACGAGTGCAATGTAGTCCACTTCCGCGTCGTCTCCCATGTTTTCGCTGATCTTCAGCTCATAAATTGGTAGTGTCATGTGTTTTGTTTTTATCCGATTCTAGCAGCGCGGTTCAGCCTTTGTATTCGTTCCTGACCGCTTGATACGTCAGACTCTACTACATAAGCGCGAGCCGCTGCATTACCGATTTGATTTACTTGTGATTGATTTAAAAGTGTTGATTGAGCTTGTGGTTGTAAAGGTGGAGCAGTTACGTCAGGAACAGCTTGCCCTCCGCCACCAACTGAACCCCCACCGCCTGCTGATCCACCGCCTCCGATTTGAGACAAACCTTTCGCAGTTGCAGCGATTGAGGTCGCGATTCCAATACCTGCGTTGATCTTTGCGAAAGCGATTTGTTTAGCCGCGAATGCCTTAGCCGCAAACCATGCAGGGTTGGGAACGCCTGGAGGTAACAATGGAGGCACAAGCGCAGCGGAAGCAGCCGCGCCTGCGATTTGTTTCTGAGCGTCCAAAATAATTTTAGCAATAGTCAAAGCGTTTTCTGCAATAAGCACCGCTTTTTGAACGCCCTTATTTTTTTCAAATAAAGTTTTAACAAGTCCTAAGCCAGCCGCTACGGTAGTGAAATAAGCGTTTTGTATTTCCTCTTTTGCTTTCGCTTCCGCTTCCGCTATTTTTTTTCGTTCCTCCGCTGCTTTCTTTTCGTCCTCAGTTAGCTTATCCTGCTTAGCTTTTGCGTCAGCTGTTTCTTTGTCTGCGCGTTCTTTGTTTAGTGCCTCAGTTTTAACTCGTTCCTCAGCGTCGATTATAGCTTTTCTGTTCTTAAATTCCTGTTCACTAATTAACCCCTGCTCCAAAAGTTTAAGCTGTTCCTCTGTTTGCTTTTCGTTTTGGTAACTTATCTCTAACAGCTTCCGGTCAAAATCGCTTTTTGCCCTCGCTAAACTTTCGCGGTATCTAAATTCGTCCGATTGCTTTTCCTGCTCAGCTAATTTTTGAGCGTGTTCTTTTTGTTTTTTTAGTTCCTCCTCGCGCTGCTTTTCTAGCTCCTTATCTTTTTCCTCTTTTATTTTTGCCGCGTCGCTAGCTTCTTTTTTGTCGATCTCTTTAAGTTGTAAAACTAAACCAGCCTTATCGTTTTTAAGTTTTAATAAAGTGTCCTTTGCTTCCTTTACTACCTTGTCGCCTTCGGCTTTTGTTTCGGCTGGATCAAATAAAAATTTTGCAACACCTTCGGCTGCTGCCTCATTGAGCTTTGTGATCTGATCGTTAATATTTTCGGTCGTGATTTTACCAAAACCCAACGTTTCGCTTACCTTATTTGCTGCACCGATAAGCGCATCAATCGGAGCGGCTAAAACACGCAAACCAACAGCAGCAATTTCTAAACCTGTGCGAGCTAGTTGTTTCGTAAAGTTGTAATTTCTTTCTGCTGCTTCCTGCCTTTGTTTTGCGATTGCTTCCTCACTTGCAACAGTCGCCTCCGCTGCCTTTATAGTTACGTCGTATTGATCGAGCTTAATCTTTAAAATATCCTTTTCGGATTTGCCCTGAAGTTTAAGGATGTTATCCTGCGCTCCGATCGTATCGAGTTTCTTTTTCTGTGTTTCGTAGTTATCCTTAGTCCTTTTATTTAGCTTTTCCTGTTCCTCACTTACCCCGTTAACAGCCTCTTTAATGTCGTCCCAATACGCGTAAATTGTACCCAATGCGACCACGAGCAAACCGATACCAGTCGAACCAATAGCTTTTTGAATTCCTTTGAAAGCGTCAACCGCTACTGTTTTTAAATTCTTAAACGAATCCTGAGCCTCTAGGATTGAGTTTAATCCCTGACTTAATGCAAGCGCGCCCTGTACTTTGACAAGGGTTTTTTCTAGCTCCTTCGATTCCGAACCAAATAAAGCCTGCGCACCTTGTAAAGCAGCGAACCCCCCTGCGACGCCTTGAAGCGCAGCACCAAACGCTTTGAATTTAGCGTCAGGATTGAAAGCCTCAGTCAACGCCTTAGCGTCTCCGATCTCGTCCTTTAAACCTGCGACACGCTTAGCCGCTGCGACCGCCTCCGCTGAAGTTTCCCCGAACTTTTCGCGCATTGCGATCAAGTCCTGAGTTGCCTCGCGAAGTTGTTTTTTTATGCTACCGACGGAACTTTGCGCCTGTGATCCGTCAACCGTTATTTTTACGCCGACTTCCGTATTAGTTGCCATATACTCTCATTTCAAAAGGTGTGTTTAATAAAATTTCGTTAGTCAAACTTCCACCTTTGTAGGTGAATATCTTCAAGTTTGAAACGTTAACGATATAGGTCTGAATGCTGACAACGTCCGAATTGATTGAGGAATGGTTGGCGAAGTTGCACCAGAAGCCTTGCGTAGTGTCAAAGATATCGTCATCGCTTTCGATGTTATATTCTCCAGTTCCTACATAGGTCAAAGTAAGCCCTGCCAAATATCCGCTATCCTTATAAGCATCAATCGTTGGTGCGTCCGTTCCTGTCTGCGTTATTGTTCCAATAAGAACGCGATACTCAGGCGTTGAAGTCCAACCGCTGCCGTCGTATTCCAAAGTGGAACCAGTCGCTCCGCTGATATCAATCCACGTTCCTTCGAATTCGTCAAAGTATTTAATGATCATTAATAAAGTGTATTTATAACCCTTAACAGTTCGACCTGACAAACATCGTCCTCAGTAAAGTCAGATATTTTAATCAACCTGTAAAGTGTTCCGTCTATATATATAAATTTCCCAAAATTTAGATTGAAAATGTCCTGCTCATTTAATTTCATTTTGCAGGTTATCAATCGCGAATCCTTGTCAGTTATCTCCGCGAAGTAAGGCGAATAGTAAACGTTAAAAAGATTATTCGACAAAGTGCCTGTGTCAAACGTTGTATAAATTTCTTTTGGCGCGCCGAAATTTAGATCAGCCTGAGGGTTGTCAGGGTTATCCATGTGACCAGCGTAACCGTAGGAAGTCAACGCGCTGCTGAGGTTTGTTCTAGTCGCGCTTTTGATATACCACGTTGGAACGCCTGTTATTTTTTTAGCTTGTAAAATTCGGATATTGTGTTCTGTGCTTTCCTCAGCGTTATTGTTTCGCTTGTAAATTACAGGAAGCACTTTGCTTTGTCCTGCATATTTAACCACAGGCGTAGGGCTGAAAATTACCTCTACTTTTTGAGTATCCTTTGTGAACTCTAGCTGATTATCAAAAACCCTGTCGGCATAACCTTCGTTATATTTTTTACGATACTGATCGTTATAATAGTCCGAGTCCGATCTATATCCTAGCTGATAATAACGCGAGTTAATCTCAGACATTGGCTTAATCTTAATCGGCTTTGAATGATCTATTTTATCTGACCAATCTAAGTAAGAACTCTTATCAGTATCGTAAAAATCTACGTAAGGCTCAATGATTAACTTTTTTTCTGTGAACTTATCTTCAACCGCTATAAGGTTAAACATTTTCATAACGGAGCTAAAAAAATCCTTTTGCAAAATGTTTGCAGGGAGCGTTCCGTTTACGATCAGATAATCTCCATAAGCCGCAGGAATAAAAGACTGATTTTCGTTAAATATCCTAATGCTTGAATTCGTTTGATTTATCGAGAAGTCGATAACCGAGTCAGCTGGTCCCGTACTTCCTGCAATATTTAGCTGAATTTCTAGCGTATCGTTTTGCGCTAGTTCAACGTTTAAAGATTCGCCCCTCATTCCTATATTGTAAAACATAGGAAAAGCAGTACTTGCACCCCACGCTGAAACTGGTCCTCCGATCTTGTCGCTATCCCACAAAACCTCAGTTCCGTTTTTTACAAGCGATAAAAAAACAAATACTTCGCCGTAGGTAGGAAACGAATCAGTTGGAGCAGATACCGCAAAAGTTCCGTTGAAGCTAAGTATTATCCCCGTCGTTATTGTTGTCGCAGGCGTGTAAGTGAAAACTCTGTCGTCAGGCGTTGTGAAAGTTGTCGTTTGAATGTTTTTAAGCTCAATCGTTTCAAGTCCACTAACAGCTCCGAATGATCTCGTAGGATTTGCAGCTAACTGAATGACGCTTTTATATTGTAGCCTGTTTTGATTATTCGGAACAATTAACCGCTTAAAAAAAGCCGTATCCATAAAAGTTGACTCCAAAGTGTAGCCAGCTTGTTCAGCGATTTTCATCATGTACTGACGAACATAAAATGCAGGACGAAACGCTGTAAAGTAGTAACTGTTTTTTGCGAAGTCAGGATCAGACAAAGGACTCACGTTTCCATAATCAATCAAAGGATAATAGTAACCTGTCCCACCGCTTACGCCGTTCCAGCTGTTTGTTATGTTAGTCACGTTCCACGTGTGATCGTATTCGCTAAAATCTAAGTCCGTTAATTTACGCGAACTCATAGCGTTATAAAAACCCCCTAGCTCGCCAAACAAAGCGACTTCGTACTCGATATAATCGCCATCGATAATGATCTCCAAAAGCCTTAGCACGCCCTTCATAACCTGCAAGCCGTTGATTTCCATTCGAGCCTTTGCAGACTTCGAGGCATTAAAATTGTAATTAACATTCGGAGCTATATCCGCTGTAAAATTTGAATTGCTAAACTCAAAAATATTACCTAGCAGCCTGTTATTATTTGCAGTCCCTGGAAGCACGATCGTTTTTGTGAACGACGTCGATTTGCTGTCAACATTGTTAAGATCGTCAACAGCATAAGTCGTTTGTTGGCTAAAATCTTTTGTAAGATCAAGCTCCTGATTTTCAATGAATATTCTTGTCATCGTCTGAAGCCGTAGCGTTTTTGATTTACGTCAATATTGACCTCTAAAACTTTGAGCTTATTATTTTGGTAGGTGCTGTATTCGAAGTTAGTATCCTTAATTGTTACAGGATAATAATCGCTTTCGATTTCAGCGTAAACCTGAGGCGACATAAATAACTCAGCTAACCATTGATATTCTGCGTCTGTTGGGTAGTCCATTGTTAAGCGGTAATTCCATTCAGCCTTTGATCCGTAATTTATTACGCTTTCATTGTACACGTTTTTGGAATCATAGTAAGTTACCTCAGTATTGGAAAAAGTAAAGTCCCTTTTTTCAAAGGTCTTTTTTTCGATTGCCATATTTAAACGCGAAGCCAAAGCAAAACGCGCTGTATCATACATCCCGTATTGATTTATAAAATACAGATTTATAGTTGTGTATCTCGGATCGCAGTCCACGTAAACGCGGAAAGTTTCAGTATCAACGCTTGATTTCGAAAGATAAAAATCATAGTATTTGACATTGCTGTCAATAGCGGTTGAACCGATCGCGGTATTAAGCGCAGCCGATCCAATATCGAGCTGAAGGTAACCCGTTGTGATATTGATCGTGTTCGCCGTTTCATAAGTGTTTATTAAGTTATTCCCTTCGTTGTATGTCTTTACAAACATTCGATGCGTGCCTGTACCCTTAAATGGCAGGAGGAGCTTTTCCCCTAGTTTTACTTTTGCGTATCTCGGTCGGTTCGTTAAATACTTTTGCGCGAAGGTTGAAGTCGTTGCCTGCCTGCGATTGAAAACGTTGGGAGTCCAGTTGTAAGCTGTTGTACTTCCTGAGGCTAAGTTTGTCGTTGTTGTTCCCGTCAGCTCCTCGCCTACTCTTATCTGATAAGTGATTGCAACCTGTCCCGAAACATTCGGCTGTACTAAGCAATTTACTGGAGCGGTTGCCGTTGTAGGTGTGAACCAATTAAATTGGATTTCATTCCTTACAACTTTTGAAGCGTTAAAATATCCACGTCCATTCGTAGGCTCAGGATAAACTTTTGCCCTTATTAATTGCGTCGCTCCATTGTAAACATCAAAAACGTATTTGAAGTCAGTACTTCCTGAAAGCGTGCTGTGTGCTATATGCCATAGATCGTCCTGTACTGACGTTTCTCCGCTTGGGTTTATTAGTGTGCTTATGCTCATTATTCGAAAATGTTTATTACTACTGTTTTACCTATTGTGTCTGCGAGTTCCTGTTCAAAGCCATTTAACATTTTTTGAACTACTGGGTTTATAAAATCTCGCTTTTTGATACCGTATTTTTTGATATTATAGATCAAAGTATTTAAACGCTGATCCGTCTCGCTTATCTTTTTAAATTTAGATTCTGTTTTTACAGCTCCATATTTTTTGACGTCGCTTGCCCTAAATTTTGCTTTTCCACTTGTCAACCATTTACGAAGGCTTTTACGCCCTTCGTCACTCATTCCGTAGTTTCTAAACTTATAAGGAGAATCAGGTGCGTTCCTTTCGCTGTCCTTACCTTTTACCCCTCGATCTACGAAAGTGGCGTATTTTACATACTCAATGTTAAGCTCAACAACGTTAGGCTTTTCAACTAAATAGTATTTGATGTTTGTTTCAATGTCTCCGCTAGCGACTATCTTTTTTCTATTCACAATATCAACCCACGCTTTGCGGAAAATATCAGCGCGTTCTAAAAGCAAAGCACCGATTTCCTCAGCCTGCACCTCAGTAAAACCAGCGTCTCCCGTACTTCTAAGGAAGCCGTTTTCAATTACCGTTTTTTGAAGTTGCTTTTGTGTTTTAGCCATTCCGTTTTAATAACTTTTTTTCCTGTTCTGCTTCCATTTCGCGTTTAAGTTTTATGTAAGTTAGATCGTTAAGGAACTGACGCGGCTTCAAATTCCATACCTGCTCTAAACTTACAGCCTCGAATTCAGATACCAACTTGGCTTGATATAGCCATCCAAACGCTGCAAAAAATCCCTGCGTTGCTGCTCCACCTGCTCCGCTTCCTGACTGCTCAAAAAGGGTTTCAAACTCCTCATTAAGCTGTCGAAAAGTTTGCAAAAAAAAACAGCGGACTGATAAGCTACATCAAAGTCCAGTTTCAACATATCTAACGCAATAAACTCGTGATCTCGCTCAGTCTTAACTACTCCCTTCCAGCCTAGTTTTATCGGCGTCGCCATTGTTGCCATGATCTTATGAAGGTTCATAATTATGTCAGCTCCAAAGGTTGCAGCTTCAACATATTTCCCTGCATTCATTTTTGTAACATCATAGGTCAAATGATACAGCCTTCCGTTTGCCCTCACGAACTGCTTAGGCTTAGACTTGATCATTTTAACCGACAAACTTTCAAAGGATTTTGCGACCTTACTGCACACTTTTTCAAACGATTTCATAGACATAGCGTCAACCTTTTCGGCTGAGTATCCCGTCATGATCTGAACGTACAAACTAGATTTTTCTAGATCAGTCGCCTCCATTAATGATACTGAGTAAAGCTGTTGAAATTTTTCGATAGTCATTGTACTATTATATAAATTTTCAAAGTTATTAGACAAACCGATAAACGCCCTGAAACTTATGGTCATTTTTGCACCTGACCGCTAAGGCTAAAGCGTTAACGCAGTCGTCATGGAATCCGCTCGGTGCGTTATATCTTACCCCTGTTGAGGTAAACACGTACTCAAACACGTTAAGCTCGTCAGTTATTTTGCCGTCAGGGAAGCCGATCTCCTGCTTATGTATAGCGGACGCGAGTAGCTCCATGATTTGCTGCTTTGATGTTGACGTGTACTTAAAGCCATGCATCGCGCTAAATGATCTTTGCAGGTCCTCAGTAATGGCATCTCCAACGCCTGTGCTGTCAATCATTACAGGACGTGAACGATCAAGCGTCAGGATATGCTCACGCGTTGACTTCCAATCTTTTTGAAATCGATCAAATTTGCACACGTGACCATGCTGATCTAACCCGATAATGACCGTCCAGTCATGCGATTTCGCGAGGTCAATCCCGTAATAAAGTGGGGGTAAATTTGACAAAGGTTTGACACAGGTTCTGATATGTTCGCTCCCGAAAGGATTTGAAGCGTTCTCCATAGCGTTCGCCATGTATTCCTGTTCGAATACCGCTGAGGGTAATTGATTCCTCGCCTCGTCGATTTCTGACTTATCAATGTAAGGGTTATCGTAGGTGCTAAATTTAAAAGCTGACCATTCAGCCTCGCCACCTTTTTGGAATAACGAGTAAAAGTAATTTTTTCCCTTAGGCGTTGAAAGGAATAACGCCCGCCCTTTATAGTCCGTTAGCGTTGGACGGATTGAGTTCAACCAGCCGTCCTCTAGGTTCGGAATGAAAGAAGCCTCATCTACAACTACTAAATGAAATTTGCGACCGCGCAAAGCGTCGAGCCGTTCCCCTGTGAAAAACATAACTGAGCCTTCGTTGGGAAAGGTTATCGTTAAGTCCGATTTGTTATGTTCAAATGGAATTACCTTTGTGAGCTGTTTAAAAAACGTTTTGGCGAGTTGGTAAGTTGGTGTAATGTAAGCGACTGCGCTCCCTTTTATAGCCTCGAAAATGATCTCTAATTGCGCTAGCTCAGATTTTCCGAAACGCCGTCCACACATAACAACACGAAAGCGAGACTGATCGTCAAAGATCGCCTGTTGGTTTTCGTGAAGTTCGGGGATGTGTATCTGCATTTATTTCCAAAGCTGTTTGATCATTTGAACAGTTCCAATGGCTGCAACGACTAAGGATAAAATAATTATGTATTTCATAGTTTAATCTTTCCAGTGTTTGTCTATAAATCGCATAAGGGCAAACAGTACCCCTATTGTTATGAACGAGAGTAAAATCATAAGATCGTTTTCCCCTTAGTAATAACGAACTCGATCTTACCTGTATTTTCGACGGTGCTGGTCTCTTTCGGTTTTCCGTAGACACGAGTTAACAAAGTATCAAGCGAATACAGCGAACCCTTTTCGAGGCTTTTACGCATAGCTCCCGCGATTGTTTTTTCTAAGATCGTCGCCTTTGGGTTATCCCAAACAGATTTTAGTTCCTCTAAGTCCATAGCCATTAACGCCTGAATCGTATCGTTAACCTCGCTGGCTTTGTATCCCTGCTCCTTTAGTAAGCTGATATATTTACGAGGTCGCCCGTTAGGATTTGCAACCTCGCCTTTTTTAAATGGTTTTAAGTTCTGTTCGTTTGCCATGTCTCTCTATTTTCTCACTATTTTTTGATTCATTTTTTCCTCGTGAATTTCCCTCAGAAAATCTTTGTACTTTGTTTTGTCGCCGTATCGGTCATGACATATCCGACAGACTGCCATAAGGTTACTGACGTTGTCTTGTGTTTTAGAACCTCCCATGCCTCTCCGCTGTATGTGATGTATATCGACGGCTTTTGATCCGCAGACCTCACATGGTATAAAAGACTCAGTATCGTATCCGAAAAAATCAAAGTAAACTTTCGTGTGTTTTTTCATTAATAAAGTTTTTGTAAACCGTTCCCGATACGTTAATGCTATTCGCCACAGGGTAACCTTCAAAAATTATGCCGTCCTTATCTCCGACAAGTTTAACCTGCTTAGAGTTCGCCTCACGCGCAGCAACTGGAAAAGGGAAACGGCTGTTTTCAATCCTTACCTTGTCAATCATTCGAACCCACAAGCGCGAGCGTTCACGTGAGCTACTTCCGTAAAGGTAAACGGAAGCCATTTGTATTTCCTTAAATACAGCCATAAGCTGTTTCTTTTCTGTGTTGTAAAGTGCGATCATATTTCTACTCCGTTCTTTTTTATTTTTAAATCAGGATCAAGTGCTTTCATTCTGTCGATAATAACCTGGCAATATTTAGGCTCGAGTTCCATACCGTAGCATTTGCGTTTGAGTTGGTGCGCTGCGACCATTGTTGAACCGCTTCCGAGGAAAAGGTCTAAAACTAAATCTGCATCTATTTTCTCTAAAACCCATTCGTGCAATTTAATTGGTTTTTGACTTGGGTGTAATCTTGATTGACCTTTTTCACTATCTTTTCTAAATCCATCCCAAATATGTTTAAATATTTGTACATTATTTAAAATGTTTGTCCAGGCAAGTTCACCCATTGAGTAGGTTGTTGTGTCTTTGCCATCTTGCTTATCCCAAATTAACCAACCGCCTGCATTTGGCAATTTATTTGCATAATGATTCGCACCCCAAAATACTAATTTATCGCATATTGAATATGCTAAATTAAAAGCATCAACCGCAGTATTAATGTCGGAATCGTTTTCATATTGTTCCCAACCAAGTTGCTGCATTCTTGAGTTACTATTAACTACTGATATTCCATAAGGTGGGTCGCTTATGCAAATATCTGCCTTCTGTCCATTCATTAACTTCGCCACTGCGTCGCTATCTGTTGAATCCCCACAAAGCAAACGATGCTCCCCTATTTCGAATAGGTCGCCGAGTACAATATCCGTCTTAATTTCGTCAGGCACTTCAAAGTCATCCTCCTCAGCTTCTAGAGTTTCAGGTTCAAAGTTAGGTATATCTAAACCCCACTCTGTCAACTGCTCAGCGTCCCAATTATTTGCTAGATCGTCCCAATCCCACTCGCCGTAACCGACGTTATCTTTTATAATAAATTCGCGCTTTTGTTCCTCAGTCCAGTCGTCAGCCATTGTTATCCACGTTTGAGGAATTTCTGAATAGCTTAATTCCTTCAAAGCCTTTAATCTCATGTTGCCTCCGAGTGGATAAATTTTCCCGTCTGTGTCAGTTACGCAAACAATCGGACGCTTGTCTAACATTGCAGGAAACGTCTCGATTGATTTAACCAGCTTTTTAAATTTATCGTCCTTAATTAAGCGAGGGTTATTCGGGTTCGCTTTGATTTTTGAAAGTTTTATTTTTCCCATAGATCGTTTGTTGCTTCGTGATACCTTCCGAATTGAATCGGCTGCTGGCTTTTTAATTTCTCAATATACAAAACAGCGTCCATAAGTTCCTCCTGTAAATGGTTCAGATAGTCGTCCTTATCGTTTTCGAATAAGGTCGTTCCGTATTTCTTTATTCCTATTTCTGAACGCTGGTTAAATTTGTCAATTACCTGCTGAACTATTTTATCCATTTTTTTTATTTACGTAGTAATTGCCTGTCCTGTCGTACTCAGAAATAATATCGTTATAAATTGAATGCACGCGGATCAAACTTTCGTCTTTCATTTTTCTGTATTCCGTTTGATTGCCTACGTCATGACCAATATGCTCAGCTTCTAAAATTGGAATATAGTAATTTATAAAACCAGACTTTTCTGCTCGATAACAAAAATCTGAGTCCTGCATTCCGTACGGATCATGATCCTCGTTATAATATCCTATTGAATCAATTAGCTTTCTCGACATAATACAATTTCCAAAAGTTGCAGGTGTTTGATGTATAGGCATTCCGTTTAGAAAAGAAATAGGGGGTAAATCTAAAACAGTGTGAAAACCAACTACGCCGCTGTTTTCAATTTTCTTTAAATATCTAACCATAACAGCGAGCCAGTCCTCAGGCATTCGAATGTCATTCGCACAGGTAACTACTGAATCGTATTGCTTAGTTTTCTCTAGTCCTTCGTTTAAAGCGGCTGCAACGCCAAAACGATCTATTGTAAATAAGTCAAAAGGATAGCCAGCCTTACCTACTGATTCAAGTGCTTTTTTTGTGTGTTCGTGCCTTGAATAGTCCAAAAAAATTATTGCTACTTTCATTTATTTTTACTTAGATATCGGGCAGGATTGCCAACATATTTAGAGTTTTCTTTTGTTTCAAGACCTTTCGTAATAACCGCGCCCATTCCAATCATGCAGCCTTGCGCGATTTGTTGCCTTTGATGTATAACAGCGTTCAAACCGATATTAGTTCCGTTACCAATAATTGCATGACCTCCGATTTTAGCACCGCAAGAAATAGTAACGTCGTCCTGAATTACACAATCATGACCGACGTGACTGTGCTTCATTAAATAACAATTTTTACCGATTTCAGTTTGCCTAACTGCGCCGCTGTCAACGGTAACATGACCAGTCAAGCGGCTGCCCGATTTGATCAAAACTCCCTTATCAATTCCTTCCATGCCTTTCCACTCAGCAGGGAAACCGATAATGCAAAATGGACCGATGTAAACGTCGTCCTCAATTATAACGTGTTTTCCAATCAGTGCTGTTGGGTGTATGTATTGCATTGTTTAAAAGTTTACGGAGTTCGCGCCCTAGATCCTGATCGTTAGGGTATTTCTTAATCAGTTCAATAATTTTATCAAATAATAGATTCATAGTGTCGGTAAGCCATTGATAAAAATTCAGCTACGCAGGCAGGGCAACGCTTATTGTACGTGTGGTGTGGAAAGTCGATTTGATACACACTCAAAAGCTCGTCCTGTGCTTCGTGTGTAAAGTTAATGACTTCGCCTGATATTACGAAAAGCTCATAAATATGTTTATGCTTTAAGTAAATCGGCAAACGCTTGTCGTCTGTTTTTGTTAATGTTTCGGAGGCTGTACTTTTCGACCGCCCACTCGTAGAGTTTTTCGCCATGATCTGAAATTGCGTTTTTATTGTTAATGTAAAAATTCATATGCCGATACCAATCGTCCTGAGTTTTAACCCAAAGCACAGGCGCGTCCGCGTCGTCTGAATAGGGAGGCACTCCCTGACAAATTACAGGAACTTTTTTCGAAGCTGCTTCTAAAATTTTTAGGTTTGATTTGTACGCGCTCCAGTCATTTGCTACCAAAGGAATGAGCATAACGTCCGCGCTGTCGTACATTTTCAAATACTCAGTAACCGGAAGCGTCCTAAGTATCTCATGCTTAAGTGATCTGTTCGCCGTCATGAAGTCCGTCATAGTGTCCCAAATATGTTTTGAAATACTATTGCTTTCGTCATAGCCTCCGATAACCATTTGAACGTCGTAAAAGTGACCTTTGAGCCTGCGAACGGGATTCTTTAAAATCCTTAAATCCTCAACGTGTGTACATCCACCCGCCCAAAAAAAGCGCACCCTGTCCGATTCTGTTTTGTTAACTTGAAACTGATCCTCTCCAAATGGTAAGGCGTTCGGGAAAATATGCACGTTATTATTGAACTTCCTGACCTTATCCGCGAGCCGTTCGTGAGTAACGGTAACCATGTCAGCGTCGTAAAGATTTTTCTCAATTATCGGAGCGTGATTTTTATAGTCCCAATAATTAATGTGATTCGTTGGTAGATTCCAGTCGTCGTCGATATCCATTACTATTTTGCAGCCGAATCCCTGCCTAATTAAGCCGATCTCATTTGAGTAAGGGTTAACTCTATTGTAAAGGAAAATATCGAAGCTGTCTCCGATCTGCTCACGCATTAAGGCATTGCTGACCATACCTTCAACGTTATCCATAAAACCCAAAGGCAGCGCGATCCTGTGATAAGTTACGCCTGAGTCCTTTTGACCAAAGCCGAAGATTTTTATTTTCTTGTCATCCATGCGATTACGTTTGAAGTGATCCCTGCGCCAAAAATCACAGCGACAAAGTGAGCGACCTCAGGGAAAAAATATAAAGCCGCTGCAACCCAAACCGACAAGCAGATAAAACAATCTAAAGGCTTAAGCCGTTTCCCCTTAGGAAATTTCAGCTTTGCTTTTATCCAATTCGGAATGGCTGCGATCTCAATAAAATAAAATGAAAAAAATACCGCTGCGATTAAAATAAGCATGATACTAACTTTATTAGTAGGAAAATAGAGAATAGAAGGATCGAGGCTGCTATGAAATAGTCCACGAGCATTGATCCAATACTACCGATTAACTTTATTGATTTCATTTCTGAGCTGTTTTTTAGTTTCTTTGACCACGTTAAAAACGTGTTTTTGAGGGATTCCGAAAAATTCCGCAACCTTGACGCAGTTTCGAAGTTCGACATATTTTTGGAAAATTATTGATTCATGCGCATCCTTTGCGCTGGATAGTAACTTTTTATCGAGTACCCTTTGAGCTGTGTCCGCGCTCCCTAGATCGTTTTTAATCATGGTAAGCCTCAGATATTCGCGAGCCTTATCGATTGCGCTTTTTTTGTACTTATAGTAAAAGGGCGAAGTTGACGAGTAGGCTAAGTTGTAAATAATGCGAAGGGCAAACCCTGTAAAGTTTTCGCGTGTCTTGATCCTGATTAAGTCCTCGCAGTTATACTCCAAAAGAATCAAAGCGAATTCCTGTTTAAGATCAGCTTGCAAGTCAGTAGGGTTGATCTTACTGATGACCTCGTTTATTTTCGGATCATTGTAAGCGTGTTCTACTATTTCCCTGCAATCATTCACTTATTCCAATTTTTTTAAGTATATCATTTAAACACAAAACTACATCAATTTGACCAGTCCACGAATCAAAAAACTTTATTTCGTCAGGTGTGAGCTTTCTTTGACTAGGTGGTCGTTCGCCGTCCTTAATTTCAAAAAGATAGTTTTTCCCTTTATAGCCTACGATAATATCTCCAAAGCCTTTGCCGATTGTATGAGTAGAGACAACGCTTACTCCTGATATTTTGCGCAGGCTTGTCATAATTTCGCGCTGGTTTGTGTCAACTTTTTTTATCTGCATTTTTTAGTTGTTCAATCTTTATAAAAACCAACTCTCTACAAATTTGAAAAATAAATTTATCTCTTTCCTCTTTTGTAGATACTTGCAGTCTGTGTATCTGTTGCTCTAAGTCAATAAGCATTTCTTTCATTGTTTAGGTTGTTTAAATGTTTGTTCATAATATCTCTCTGCAAAAGCTGATCCTGTTCTTGAAGCAGCATCTTCTATTTCTTGCTTGTGCATTTCTTTAGCTTGTTGCAATGCTTCAGCAATATCTACTATAGATTTTACGGAAGATATTTTTCCGTCAGAATGAAGTTGTATAATGTTAAAAACTTCATTTGCAAAAAATTCGATTGATGTTTTTTTCATTTTTTAAGTTTTAAATTAATCTAGCAAAGTTTTTACCTTCAAATAAAGGCACTCCTAAAAATTCCTCAGGGTGCGAAAATTCGTCAACGACTTCGTATTGCACGCTGTGAATCTCGTCGCTAAGATCAGCGGTTAAATTCAGATAGCTTTGCTGTGCAGGTACAAGCTCATGACATACGGAGTAAACTT